GATATAAAGATCAAAGACCTGAAAAAAAGAATCAATGAACAAAGTGTTATTGATGCATCACAAGGTCTATTAAATAACAGCTAGTAAAAAATACTAGCAACCTATAAAAAAATCATTTACAACACAGGCTATCTATGACTTCAAAGAAAGCAAGATAATGTATTTTCCTATAACTATAATTGATAATTTTTATGAAGATTTTGATCAAATAAAAAATTTTGTAAATAATATTGAATTTTTTAAAAAACAATTTCCTACAATGCCTGGTCAAGAATCTAAACCTCTTAATATTATAAATCCTTTACTTTTAGAAAAATCGCTTAATAAAATTATGTCTGTTTACTATAATAGACACGAAATAAGAAATTCTATTCGTATATCCTGTATTTCAAAATTTGATAAAATGACTCCTTATGGAAAAGACTATAACAAAGATGGTTGGATTCATTCTGATGATAATAATAAATTATCAGGTATATTATATATACAAGGTGAATATGACGAAGGAACTTCAATTTATGAAAAAAAAGAAATAAATAAAAATTTAACAATAAAAGAAAAACTTTATTCTGGCGAAAAATTAATACCCGATGTTTACAATACACATCTTAAAGAACATAACAGTCAATTTAAAGAAATATTAAACATACCTTGTATTCCTAATAGAATAGTTTTGTTTGATTCAAGTATGTTACATAAAAGTAATGGTTTAGGAACATTAGAAAAACCAAGAATAATTCAAACATTTTTCTTTGATATTATCTTTGCCGATAGTTTTCCAATACCAGAAATGAAAAGATATTAATATTTTTTACTAGCATTTATAAAAAAATCATTTATAAAATAGGCTATCTATGACTTTAAAAAAAGGAGATTCGTATGCTGATATTCCTAACTATATTAGGCACTATGTTGAATCAACCGAACGAGGCCACATTATTAAAATTCTTACTGAAACAGGACTCCACACATATAATTGTAAGTGGAAAGATTACAAAAGAACAAAGCCTCTTACCAAAAAGAAAACCTAGATAAGACCTTCAGCTCTCAGTTCTTCCGGTGGCCGTTGTACGCTACACATTGGGCAATCTACTCTAATCTTTTCAGATTCAGATGTGTCTTTCCATACCCAAATTTCTCTAGTGTCATTACATCTTAGGCAAGATGTTTTTTCTTTATCTTTATCCATATCTAATTTAGCTTCCCTAAATAATTTTAACATAGCTTTATAAGCTCCACCACTATTATACTCATCACTCATCTTTAGCTTCTCCCCAAGATCTACCTAAAGCTACATCACATTTAAAAGGGACTTTTAAGTTCTCTACTGCATTTTCCATTTTATTTTTAATCAATACAATGTCTTTCTCTTCACCAATGCTAAAGCACAATTCATCATGGATCTGTAATAAAGGTAAAAAGCCAGCTTTGTAACAATCTATCATAGCTTGTTTTGCCTGGTCTGCAGCTGAACCTTGAATTAATCTATTCAAAGCTTTGTAAGTAAACGCTCTTCTAATATTGTTACCATAATTAGCTTTAGCTTCATTGTAATCCATGGCTTGATTCATACCAAATGTTGCAGGTTCCCATTTATCAAATCTACACTTACGACCTTTTATAGTTCTTATAAAACCAAACTTACTTGCTGATTGTGTAACAGCTCCTGCTAATTTTTTTACAAAAGGCACTCTAGAATTATATCTATTTAAAAGGATCTCTGCCTTGTCCTTATCAATACCAAGTTCCTTAGATAATTTTGCTTTACCCATTCCGTAGAAAAGACCCAAATTGATCGTCTTAGCTTGAGTTCTAGATATGCCTGCCATATCAGCTACAATCTGATGAAAATCTGCTGATTCGTCTGCATAGGCTTGTATAAATTCTTCAGACCCATCTAAACGCTCTCCGATGGACGCTGAGTAGTGTGCTACTAAACGTGGCTCTTGCTGCGAGTAATCAAATGAACCCCACTGTCTGCCCTCCTCTGGAAGAAATAGAGACCTTATTTTGTTGCCATACTCTTTGTTCCTAGCTGGTATCTGTTGAAGGTTAGGATTTGCGTAAGATAGTCTTCCTGATACGGTTCCACCTTGATCAGAACGTAACTGATTGATCTCAGCATGTATTCTTCCCTTGTGTACGTATCTTTGAATTGAATCAATAAATGTAGAGTGAAACTTATTAATCTCTCTAGCTTCTCTTACTAAACCTGCAATAGGATGCTCACAGTTTTGTAACCAATTAGTTGTAAAAGATGGTTCATTAGATTTTGCAGTTCTTGGATATTCAACTCCAAGTCTGTCAAATACTTGTGCTACACTTCTTGCAGCCCAAATATCTACATCCAATGTCGTTTCTTTTTTGATTTTATGTAAAACTTCTTTTTCTTTTATTCTAAATTCTTTTTTAAGTAATGCTGCCTTAGCTTCATCGACTCTAATCCCTGTTTGTCTCATCTTAATTAAAATAGGAAGTAGTTCCATTTCCATATCCCAAACATCATTAATAGATTGTTTTTGTATTTCTGCTTTAAATCTATGCCAAAGCTTTAATGTAAGTGCAGCATCTTGCTCTGCATAAAAGCCAACATAACCTGCAGGCATTTTCCAAAGATCTTGTTTAGGATCTATACCCCACTCTTTTGCTTTTTCTTTTAAGAAAGTTTCGTTTTTAATTTCACCTAAATAATCCTTAGCACATGCATTAAGAGAAAAGCTCCATCTGTTTTCATCAATCAGAGCTGCAGCTACCATGGTATCTACAATTTTACCATTGATCTCAAAACCATTTGCGAGCAACCAACCTACATCATAAGAAGCGTTATGAAATATTTTTGTGCTGGGTCTTTTTAATAAATCAACCATGTAAGCTGTTGTAACAGCTAGATCCATATTACCACCAGCATCATGAGCAATAGGAAAATACCATTGCTTACCTAGAGCTGCTACTGCAAATCCTACAATATGACCTTTACCTGTTGCCCAACCTGATCCTAATTTTTTAAGTTCAGGATCTTTTGTCTCTAAGTCAATTGCAACTTCATCAGCTTCTCTTAAATCAGGATACTCTGATGGTGCGACCCAATCTGAATCGTTGTATATAAAATTTAATTGATGACTCATGTGTCTTGCATCTGTGCTACCATCTGAGCCCAATCTTCGGTAGCTTTGTGACTGTCTTCTGCTGGTAGTTCTTTTTGTTTGTCTTTATTTTTCTTTTTGAGAATTTCAATTTCCATTTCACAATAGTGAATAATTTTTTCAAGGTCTTCAATACCATTTTTATCTTCATATCTTACTCCGTATCTAATTATGTTGGCTTGAAAAGGATTGAGATTATTTTCTCTGATAAACTTCCAAGGTTCGATGGCATACTTCTTGTAGTGAGTTCCACCTATTTGCTTTTTAGACATAGTTACTTTTATACAATTTATAATATTTACTCAAGGGAAAATGATATTTGTGGTATGTACCGAGCAAGTGCAACGTGTTTATGCTTCTTGTAACACCTGTATACCAAACTCTAAGTTCTTTGATTCGTTCATCTAAATTCTTTCTATCAAAATGCGATGGGAAGTTACACTTAGCTGATATCACCACATTATCAGCTTCTCCTCCTTTGACTTGGTGTATTGTATCTATAATGATTCGTGCTTTGATGTCGAGATTTACTTCGCTCTTTAGAAGCTTTCTAAAGTAGATTTTCTCTTTGTCTTTGAATTTTCTTTGAAAGGCATCGAGCCATGGTTTCCTCTCTTCGACCATACCACCTTGTAAATGTAATTGTTCAAAATTAAATACTTGGTTTGGGTGAGCGAAACTCCACTTCTTGCTATCCGTTGACCGGTAGCCGTGATCTATGTTTAACAAATATGTATACATATTGCAGGCATCTTCTCTCGTTATAGATCCACCATCACAAATAGATTGCCAATCTTGAATAGCTTTCCATTGATTAATATCAAATGATTTGTTTCCACGCATATCTTGAAAGTACAATCCTAATTTTCTAGCTTCGTCCTGCAACTCTTTCTTCACATCATTGATCCTTGCAAGCACCATCCAAGATCCTTGTATCTCCCAAGGTATTTTTTTAAGCGTACTCCATTTATAAATCTCTCCATCGTTACCGTTAGATGTAAATTCTTTTTCTACTCTATGACCTTCCATGCCATTTAAGATACATTTAGAAAAGAAATGTACTTTCTTATTTAATCTTCTAGACTCTTTTAATATTTTTACTTTGCCAGGAAAGGTTTGAAAGAATATTACATCCGCACCGTTCCATTCATAGATAGCCTGATCATCATCACCTGCAATATAAACTTTGTCTGCATTCATAGCTA